TCCGCGCAAACATAATCCCGACTGACCGCAGAAGAAAGCTCCGCTGCATCAGTTATCTCTGCTTTATGCGGATAGGAGCAGTTGCCGGGATTACTGATGAAGTCAGAATGGTATATGGTAAACATCTTGAACCTCCTCCAAATCTTCTGTGAAGTAGCGCAGGCGGTAGTTTTTCCACCTGGCTCTTTTGATCTCTGCCTGCATACCGGGAGAGATTACGCTGCCAAATACCCAAACTTCGGAGCATTTGCTCATCAGGGCATTTCCAAAGAATAATCCCAGTTCACGCTCTTGCGGGTTGGTGTCGTCCATAAACTGTGGAAAGAGCAGATGCGGTGCGATCGGTATAAAACCCCTGTCCACAGCAAACCTGCTGTAAACTCGCGTAGCCTTTACGTTTTTTTCAATGTCTCCCGCATAAGGAGAGCAGATATATACGATTGGCCGGAAAGCGCGGAGTGCGCGTTCCTCTTTCTCGATCAGCGACAGGGCTTCGTAGGCGGTTGGGTCGGGGTAACCCTCGCTATTGCGTTTATCTATACTCATTGGGAGCCTCCTTTCACGATGGCTTCTTGTCCATCTCTAATATCCACTGGAAAAAAGGAAGCCTATCGTACAAATATTTTTAATCTTTTTTATAGAAATCCGTCTCGTAGCCATCGGCACGGAGCTGCAGGCCTTTAGCCCACGGTGGCGTCCTGCCCATCTGTTCACAGACAGATGCAAGTGACATACTCGGGTCGGCTTCGATGACAACCTCGTCGTGAATATGCATGACAATGGAGCAGCACCGAAGCGTCTGCATCGCATAACAGAGAATATCGCGGGCAGTCGCCTGTACAATGTTCTCCACGAACTTAGGCCCGTAGGAGTCCAGTCGTTCCCATTTCTTCGTGCTACCAACACCTTCGTAGGTGATGCAGCTCCCGCCGAATTTGTTTTCACCGATACGCGGCTTCACATAGGCAAGCCGTCTGCCACTTGGCAGCGTGATAAATAGCATCCCACTTTGGCAAGTAAAGGTAATGCCGTGTGTCGAGTTGGTGTGCTTGTAACGAATTGCTTCCATAGCGGCCTTGTCCACATCCCACCAGAACTTCACGATGTGGGGATTCGACTGCCGCCATGCATCTACCAGCAAAGGGAGCTCTTCTTCGGCAAGTCCCATATCAAGAGCACCCATCGCCTTGAGCGCACCGACTGAGCCTCCATAACCGAGCGCTAATTCTGCGATTTTGCCTTTTTGCCGCAGGTGACCATTAATACCATGCTTCTCGACAGGTACTTTGAACATCTGCGATGCTGAGGCACAGTAGATGTCTCCGCCTTTTGCAAATACATCCTGTCGCCATTTCTCATCGGCAAGCCACGCGATTACACGGGCTTCAATGGCGCTAAAGTCCGAAACGATGAGCTTTGCACCAGTTCTTGGTACAAATGCAGTACGGATAAGTTGGGAAAGCGTGTCCGGCACATCTTCATAGAGCATTTTGAGAGCGTCAAAGGCGCTGCAGCGAACAAGGGAGCGGGCTTCAGCCAAATCCTCCAGATGGTTCTGAGGCAGGTTTTGCATTTGGATTAGGCGACCTGCCCAGCGACCGGTGCGGTTTGCGCCGTAAAACTGAAACATACCGCGAGCTCTACCATCAGCGCAGACTGCGTTTTCCATCGCCTGATACTTTTTCACCGAGGACTTAGCGAGTTGCTGTCTGAGGGAAAGCACCTCCGCAAGCTCTGGCGGCGCGGATCTCAAGAGTTCCACGACTGCCTTTTTATCGAGTGTGTCGGTCTCCACGCCATTGTTTGAGAGCCACTGTTTCATCTGCTGCACGGAGTTTGGATTATCCAAATCGGTCAGCTTTTTTATGGCCACAGTCAGCTCGGAGCGGGAACTACCGTCAATGTCGATGGCTTCCTTCACCAGCGTCATATCCAGAGCTACGCCTCGGTCGTTGATCTCCTGATCGAGGTGATACTCGTCCCAGACGCTGTCTGGCACAGGGAACTTAGAGAGCTTTGCCTGTATGGACATCTCGGCCTCAATATCACGGGCATTATATTTCTTGAATGCCAACCACTTATCAGGCGCATGATAAGGGAAATTTCGGGTGCGCTGGCCATTTGCTTTTGTCGGAGAGCAGGGCTGGCAGAAGAACTTGATGAGGTCCTTACCTTCGGTCAGTTTTTGCTTATCCAGATTGAGCACAGAGCCAACACCTTCCAGCGAAAGAGGCAATCCCATCGTCGCCGCCCACACCATTGAGCAGCGCCATGAAACAGGATTAATGTATTCGCCAGTCGGAAGTCCCAAAAATCGGGAGAGACAGATCCTCTCAAAGTTGGCGTTGAAAGCCCATTTTGTCACAGTTTCGTCGGTGAGAGCGGTTATAACATTGCCAGGAATTTTCTCACCGCAAGCAAGATCAATAACCTGCACAGCACCACCATCCACGGAGTAGCCGAACAGTAATATTTCAAAATCCGGTGCTTCAACATAGCGGTACACACCGGATTTACCAAGATTGACACTTGAAAAGGTTTCTATATCTATACTGAGTGATTTCATATACACCGTCCCTTCATATACCCCAGATAGGGTGACAGGCATAAGGCCCGCCACCCTTAAGGTTCTGGTTTTCAGGCGAGGAAGTCCTCGTCATCATCGGTTGCGAAATCAGACTCAGCAGAGGCCTTGCCACCGAGAGGCTCACCGTCGCGCACCTTCTGCAGGTTGTTCAGACCGCAGGCGATGCCCTTATTGCCATTGCTGTTAAATGCATAGAAGCTGATGCTGGCACGACCGTACACACCGGAGTAGACCTCGGAACGGGTTAGAATCGGATTGCGGTCGACATCCACAATGCCGGGTGCCGTGGTTGCATTGGCGTTGATAAAGTAGGAGTTGGCATAGGCTTCGTCGTCCGGACGCTCTGCATCACCATCACGAAGGGGTGTCTTGAGCGCCGCCAGAGGAGGCACGGTCTTACCGTTGCCCTTGAGCTTTGACTCACCCTCGTGGTAAGCCGCTTCGATAGCTGCCTTGATTTTTGCGACCGTCTTAGTATCGGACTTGGGGATTATGAGGCTGACGGAGAACTTCGGTGTACCGCCGTTGATGCTTTTAGGTTCCCAGACGTTTGCGTAAGACCAGCGGGTGTTGGGACCAGTGATAACCTTCATTGGGTTGTTGACTTTCGTAGTGCTGTTATTCATAATCGTTTTCCTCCATAAAATCATTTTTGGCTGTGTTCATCGCCGGGCGTTTATCGCTCTCCGGCACGAGCGTGGGTTTGCCCTGCGGCTTCTCGATATAAGACGCGAGGAGTTCGTCAAAACGGGATTTTCCGAGCAATTTCTGCATGGCGGTGACGCCCAGCACCTTGTGCTCATAGGGGTCAAAGCCAGCGTCGGTAATCACACCAGCGACCGCTGTTTCATTTGTGTACCTGCGGTTTGAGCGGCCTTCGACAAGTTTCCAACCGTTCCACTTCTTACCGCTGATTGCCTGTTGAAGTGCGTATTCCTTAATGTCAGCTGCCCAGGTCACAAGATCGTCAGCACGAACGAGGATTTCCTCGACTTCTTCATCAGTCAGCAGCGGCGGGAGCTTAAAGTCGTAACGAGCGAGCTCCATATTGGCATCTGCTCTGGCTCGGCATTCGTGTTTTGCTTTACAGAAGCCACACCACTCACCGCACAGGAAGTTGCCGTCACCTGCAAAAGCAAGGTCAGCAGTGGGTTTTAGCACCTCATCTGCCCAGCGGTAAAGCTCGTCTTTTGAGATTTCGTAAGTACTGACATTGTTACGTCGGGGTTGATAGATGGTCATTCGTACCGAGTTGATGTCGTAGATACCATCAAACAGCTCAAGAGCGCCGAGCGCGTAGCACTGCATCTGAGGGTTTTCCTCTGCACTTACGAGCACGCCCAGACCATGCTTATAGTCAATGATCTGCAAGGTGCCGTCTGCGATGATGATGCAGTCGGCTGTGCCAAAGCTGGACTCTACCCAGCGTGAGAAGTCCACACGCTGTTCAATAAGAACAACAGGATCGGTGCAGGTCTGCTTTGCTGCTTCCACCTGTTCGAGCACATAAGCGGCATAACCGGTTGCGCAGTCGCTCATTTCCTCGTTGAACCATTTTAGGTTTTCGGTTGGGTCGGTTGCTTCCATGCCTAGTGCTTGACGGAGCTTGAACTCACAAAGCGCGTGGGCATCAGTACCCTCGGCTGCATAATTGCTGCCCTTGTCATCGTAGCTCTCACAGAGCCGAGCTGACGGTGGGCAGTGCAGCCAGCGGTCTGAGCTGGATGCGGAGAGAATAGCGTGTCCTTTAGGTGGCATTGGTCAATCCCTCTACATCTGCAAGTAGCGCCTTGTAGTTTGCCGGGTCAACGCCCGACAGCTTGTCGGCACCGTACTTCTGGAGCAGAGAGCGAATCTGAGCAGTGAAGCCCGCACGGGACTTGTCTGCAAGAACAGCCCTGACCGCTTCCAGCGTTAGTACCGGCTCGGCAGGCTCGACTTCCGGCTCTGGCTCATCGCCGCTGAACTGCTCCGCCAGCCAGTTAGCTGCGTCGTTGATAGTAGCAGCACATCTGCGCAGTTCTTCGATTGTCGCGGACATCTCGCTCATTTTGCTCATCTGCTTTTCCTCCTTCCGTGGATTTGCTTTGGGCTGCGAGGGTAGAAAGATTTCTCGCCAGCCTTTTAGACACGACGCTGATCGCAAGCAAAGTGTCGATCAGTTCCTCGTCGGTATCGTTCATTTGTCTTCTGTCGTTCATAAGGCTTCCTCCAATCTGGGGACTTGTTGTTTTCCTGTCCTCACTACCCACTGGAAAAAAGGAGGCCCATCGTACAAAAAATCTGAAAAATATTTTTGCCCTCTGCCATGAAGCTCTGGCAGAGGGCAAAACCGTGTGATTATTTGAGACCTAATATACGTTTACGAAGCTGGTCGAGCACCTGCTTTTCACGGTAGACAGCTTTGGACTTGTACCAGTCGCCACCGAATTCTCGCCTTAGGGTATCTGCGATTTCAGTCTTAGAGCTGCCCTCCATAATTAGTTCGCAGATGCGTTTGCCCTCGGGGTCACGCTCCGACAACTCGTCGAGAAGCTGTTCAAGCAGAAGCCTGTCCACAAGGATGTCGGAAAAGTTACCGGTCGGGTCCACAATCGTATCGATAAGGCTGAACCCATCGCCGTCAGCATTTTCCATCGGTGCGTCGAGCGAGATGGTGTTTCCGGCTGCACGATATTCGCAGGTGGCACAGTCGCTATCGCAGATCCAGAGTTTTGACTTGGGGCATACGCATTGACCGTTCTTTTGCGCTTCCTTCTGTAAGCGCCAGATGGGGCGGTAGTATTCGCGGTAGATTTCTTCAGTTACGGGCACCCACTGTTTGGTGCTGCGGATGTAGATTTTACGTTGATTGTCCTGATTTTCCATTTGATTTCCTCCTGTGATTTGAATTGCGTGAGCAATCGCAGGAGGAAATTCCTTAGACTTTATGCAAATTTACACATATTTTGTTGTTTTTTGAGCTAGTGCGTGATAAAATGATTTAATAAGAATTGATATGAATTGATGGAAGTATTAATCCATCAAAGGCACCAACCTGAAAGCAATAAAAAAGTCCCTGCGATTACTCACAGGAACTATCCAAATGATGATTAAGTTAATGTCCAACGATGATAAGGTTAATAACGTTAATAGGGTTAAAAGTTATCTAGGGAGGCAAAAAACGTGACAAATAATGCACACCCAATTCTGTGCGGTGGCACCCTCCTCATACAGATATTAGAATCAAAGAGGACAACCGCCACACGACGACAACGTACACAGAGTGTCGCAGATACTATTCATGAACAGGACGTATTGCTCGGACTTGTTCAGATTGTTCAGCCCGACTATCTGAAGCCAGCAGGCGATACATTCAAAACCTACACCACTTATTTTAAACGATGCGCGGAAAATACTCCTCAAGATCTACAGTTCGTAGACGAGGCTGTGGTTTCGGCGTTTTTGTCACGTTATGAATCGGATTATGCCGGCGTTCTGAATGACATGACTAAGTTCGTGAATAACTTCATTGAATCTGGGACTACAAGACAAAAAGATATAAAACTAACAAGACGACTGATAGAAATGATTGTGAACGACAAGGGAGATCCCTCTATCTCTGATGATTATCCGTTTGTGATAAGCAAGGATGGTACCACGGTTTCAAAAATGGAACTAGCGACTATACCTAAAATATACCTTCCTGCATTTCTCTTAAGCATATGGAAATTTATTGTAACCGAGCGCAAGGACAATTCTGTGGGTGCAGCAACGGTGGCTGCTTGGTCGGTTCCTAATGTACAGGGGCGTTATAGGGTTCCTGAGAGTTCACCTGCGCCTGAAGGTTTTACAGTAGACTGTGGAACGTATGTGGCTCCAATTTTACATACATCAGATGTAGAATTTTCGGAGGAATTAATACCGACAATTGTTCCAAAGTTCATAATGCCAGATGTTTATACATACCTCCGCAACGCTGAAGAAAAGTACAGTACGATGAAAACATTACTATACAATGACCAACCCAAGCAATTCTATAGTTTCTATGTATGCAACAGAATCCGCTATAGAGGGCTTGATAGTATAGCGGAGAATCGAATAGGCAGACACCCGGTGAATATGCAGTTTATTGAAGAAGTGACAGTAGAGAAAATCAGGGAAATATCTCGCTTTGCAATTATCATCGGCACAGGTGGACTTGGTAAATCCATGATGATGCGCCATCTTTTTCTAAATGCTATAGCAAACTTTGACGATCTGAAGCGGTTCCCGGTATTCGTCCCTCTGAAAGATTTTGATGAAACTGCGGACTCGCTGTTTGAGTATATTTACTCTAAAATTGGTGTGTTTGACAACAATCTGACAAAAGAACAATTTGAACAGATGCTTGCTTATGGCACATGTCTACTACTCCTTGATGGATTGGACGAAATCGGTGTCGGTTCTGTTCAGAGGTTTGAACGAGAATTAGAGACATTAACTGACAAGTACTCTGAAAATATGTTTGTTTTGTCATCGCGTCCGTTTCAATCATTCGTTTCATATGAGCGCTTTAGCTTATTGAGGCTGATGCCTTTTAACACACGGCAGGCTATGCAGTTAATAGACAGATTAGAGTTCCGTCCCGATGAACCAGGTATAAAGGCAAAGTTTCAAGCAGCCTTGGAAAAGACACTGTTTCGGACACACCGTTCATTTACTGAAAATCCTTTATTGTTAACAATCATGCTTTTAACGTTTGAGCAGTATGCAGAAGTACCGCTAAAGATGCACATTTTTTACCGAGAAGCGTTTGAAGTTTTAGCAAAACGTCATGATGCAAGCAAAGGAGCTTACAAACGCGCTCTGCGAACTGGTCTGTCTGTAGATGCATTTGCCGATTATTTTGCTGAGTTGTGCTTCCGCTCGTATAATGATGAAAAGTTTGAAATGACCTCAGATGAGTTTACAGGATACTACAACATTCTGAACGCACGGGCTGTAGCAAATGATAAAAAGACTACAGCGAGCGATTTTCTTGAAGATCTATGTTCAAACTTATGTCTGATGTACTTTGAAGGTAACAGCTATCACTTCACTCATCGGTCTTTTCAAGAATACTTTTGTGCACTGTTCTTTTCTAAACAGAAGGATAAGTTTATTGCTAAACTTGGTGATTTCTTCGAAAAGCACCAGAGGCGAATGTTCGGTGACCGGACATTCTATATGCTCTACGACATGGTTACTGAAAAAGTTGAAGAGTATATCTTCCTGCCATTTTTAACCGCACTTTTTGATAAATGTGAAAAAGCAGATGGATACTGGACTTTTCTTGAAGAGATGTACCCGCAGATAACTTATTCATCTGAAGATGAGTATCGTTTTTCACGTAGGATTGCTGAACCCCGTTCATTTCTGTTAAGTGCAAGCCTAAATATAATCGGGTTCAATGGTAGCGGGAGATATGGGAAAGACATTATTACCCTTGCAGATCTTCCATATTATGAAGTATTGGAAACAGAACGAATCCCTCATTATCGTCAACGAACAGTATTTGATAGTAAACATGAAGAATATGACATCGAAGAGATCGAAGATGAGGAAGCCGGGTATATATGTAGTTTCGAGGTTTCAGAAATACGAAAAGAACCTGAAGACTTCGATGATCTGCTGACCATACTGAACGACGACAAGTTTATTTTCAAGAAGCAATATCATGCTGTGCAGCGGTATATGAAGGAACTTGTAGCAAAACAAAAGACTGAAGACGACAATCTGCTTGAT